CCCTCCCGTTATATGCACTAAGGATTTTCATTGGGGATTGAATCTCTAATTCGCTATATAATTCATTAACCGTCATAACTTTTCCTTCCTTTCCCGCTGTTTTTCCTGGTATACCTGTTGCAGTGCGGCCCAGGCGGGCATCCGCGCGGTTGGCCAGTCATGGCCATATACATGCACCCGCGTGTAGAACCGCCTCCTACATACCGGATTTCCCGGTGGTATTCGCACCCGCTGCATTCTTTCCGGTTCATAACTGGTCTTCCTCTTGCTTCTTGAACGACTCTCTTAATTCTTCAAAGTGTCTTTCGCACAAATAAATCTTTTGATTACCAAGCGATAGAACATACTTTACAGGATATTTTGCGGTGTATTCTTTATTGCATAGTGACTCAACAGGGTGTTCAATGCAGCAAGGACAAACATGTTTCATAATCCAGCTTAACTCCATACCGCTTTTACAACCCTTCGGAAATAGAAGACATTTCAAATGTTTCATTCAGTTGGCCCCCTTGCCTCCATCTTCCGTTTGCAGTCCTGATTAGCCGTAATTATGTCTGGTTTACAAATTTTTTCCATCCAATACATCCACCATCTGGCGACATAAATCGCACCCATGATCTTTTATCTCAAGGTTAATTTTGGCTAATGCAATCCGGATATTATCAACATATTTAAAATGGTTTTTTTCAAATTTATCTTTCCTTTGTGCCGCTTTATAGGCATATTCAATGAACTTTTTTTCTTTCGACGCGTTTTCTTTCGTCAGCTTTTTATCAAAGAATTGCCAATATAGCTGACGCAGTTCCAAATATACCAGTTGTTGATATTGCGGAAGCAATTCCGGCAAAGGTTCCCCTTTGTATGCTTTTCTTGCCAATTCCTCAAATTCCAACATGATTCACCTCAAAAGGGAAGGTCAAACCCTTCCGTAAAAATTTCCGACTGCTGCTTTTCCCAACCATAATGTTTTCCGTGACTTTGCGCGCTGGTTATCCGTTTTGATTTATTGCTGTAAAATAATGCAATCTGATTTTCCCCGGTTGCCAGTTTTCCTGTCAGCCTGTTTTTCGTAATGGCCAGCCTTCCGTCGCAAGTCCCGTCTGCACACCGCTCATAAGACATAACCACATCAACCCGGTTTGTAATATCTGAACTACCGGAAACATCATCGTTGGCAAATTCTCCATTTTTCGTTTTCCGGGGATGTGCTACCAACAAGATCACCACATTATGCTTGACGGCAAGCAATTTTAATTCTCTCATAAACTTTGACTGTGCCCGGTACAAATCATCTTTTAAATCCACATCTAGCGCGGTCATCAGGTTATCAATGCAAATAAACCGCACGCCATACCGGCATATGGTTTTTTCCACAGTTGTCAAAAGGGTTTCCAGTTCTTCGCTGTTGCCAGCATCATCATTATCGTAGAGAAATGCTTTCCCCCGGTACCACTCGTTCAACTTTTCAACAGTGCTATCAGGAAGGAAATATATTTCTTCTCCAAACCGGTTTAAACGGGAACAGATTTGTTCCGGCCCAGCAGCTTGAAAGTCCATCCAACGCTTGAAATGGTAATCTGTC